CCAGCCTTGGCGAAATTCACGGCGTGAACGTATTTAACTACGCTTCGCTGCCTTCTGCGGTATCCAAAGGATTCATCGCCCAACAGGAAGCGATCATCGTGGCGGCTCGTCTGCCCGAGATTCCTAATGTTGAGTTCAGCGGCACCGTTGCCAACGTGACGGAAGCCAAGAGCGGTCTCTCGCTCCAGGTTCGCGAGTCGTACTCGCTCGTGACCGGCAGCGTGCAGCGCACCTATTGCCTCATCTACGGTGCGGCAAAGGGATCGGCCAGTTCGCTAGTTCGGATCGTGTAAGTTACAGAATCATCCGGGTTGCCCGGACGCATCGGGGGGTGCGTCCGGGCTTTCCCACTCAAAAAATATGAAAAACCCCCTAGTGTCTCTTGCTTTAATCGTCGGCCCCAACGAGGGCGACATTCTTAAACGCCTCATTCAATCCGCCCGTGGCCTATGGGACGAGGTCGTCGTCGTGGCGGCAGTAGGTAAAAATGAGGCGCACAGTGTGCGTATTTGCGCTCAGGAGGCCGCTGGCGAGGCTTTAGTCTGGGGGGAATACCAGAACAGCCCAGAGCACAGGGACTGGCCTCATATTGATAATTTCGCCGCTGCCCGCAATCAGGCGTTTAATTTGGCAAAAGGGAAGTACGTCATCTGGGCAGATTGCGATGACTTGTTTGACGGCGACCAGGCTAAGATCCACCGGCACGTTATTGAGGAACGAGAAAAGACAAACAAAGGCTGGGACATCCTAGTCACACGGTACGACGTCCAGAACAGTGGCATGAGGCACAATCGCCGAGAACGGATATTCCGAAGGCAGGCCGACGGATTCTTGCCAGCCATCTGGGAACGGGCAATCCACGAACGGGTGAAGCCAATCCCAAATACGGAAGTCGGACTAGCCGACGGCCTCGTCATCGTCCACGCACCGAACAACTGCAAAAAGAACTCCAGCGATCGCAACAAGCGAATCCTAAACAGTGTCTTAGAAGGTGCTGGGATGAACTGGTATTATATTGGGATGGAGTCGTTTCTGCGTAACGATTACCAGACTGCCATCGGCCCCGTGCTCCTTGCTTTAGAACATCAAGACGTAGGCATCACGGAACGGTACCAGCTTTTGTGCATGGCAGGCATAATGTGTGCAGACCCAGCAAAACGCAGAAAATATCTGGGTGAGGCAGTAATGATTCAGCCCACACGCCGCGAGGCTTACGGCCACTACGCAACGCAACTCATGGACGACGGCAACTATCACGAAGCAGTGCGACTGCTTCAGATGATTATGACGCTCACGCCACCGGCCGGAGTCATCTGGAATCTGGACGCCAAGTGGTACGGCCACATGCCAAATTTCTTACTGGAACAATCGCTCCGAGTTGTCGGCCAAACAGCCGACGCAGATCGATGCCTTAAAGAAGCGTTCCGAGCAGCCTGGGGGCAGGTCACCATCATTTACCAAGGGGAGCTGCCAGACGTAGTACGAACATCAAAGCTGATGATGGACACATCCGATCAGCCCGCTGGGTTGCAACATCTATTCATTACAAACCCCGGCGAAGATAAATTCGGCAAACGCCTAAACATTTGCACAAGCGTTGAGGACGCGATCAGCAAAACCCTCGGCAGAGTTCTGCTTTTTGTAAAGTGCGGCAAAGACGTGGTAGTGCCTAGCTTGCGCTGGGACATGGATCTTTTAGGACAAGGCACACTGCCAGCCGGGGCCACACGCCTGCCAGATCCTGTTGATCAAACGGGGAACGTCATCGTCGGTTTAACCACTACGCCTACACGAATCGGCAAGATTCTGCCCACAATTCAGAGCCTGCTGGCGCAATCGCGCCCAGCCGATCAGATCATTCTATCTGTGCCTGAAAAACTGGCACGCACAGGCGAACGCTTTGGAGATATTCCAAAAGAGCTACAGGCGCTGGCCGATGCTGGTAAATTTCAAATTCACCGCACTAAGGACTACGGCCCAGCTACAAAGTTTATCGGCCCGCTGGAAGTAGGCGGGGATCCCGACGACAAGATTTGCTGGCTGGATGACGACATCCTTTACAGCCCACTGCTTTTGCAGACCCTCGCCGAAGAATTAGATACCAGACCAAAAACGGCGTTAGGTGTCTGCGGATTTTTTATGACTGGTGCGACTGGCTACGCCATCGCCCCAGATCACGGCGGCCATGCCGAGATTTTGGAAGGATTCGGCGGCGTGATGTGTCGGCGTTCGGACATGCCGAAAGCCGAGCTATGGCCAGCCATCCCAGCAAGTGAGTTCGCTGGCCTGAGTCCTGTGGCTCGCGCCAAGTTCCTTGCTGACGATTACATGATGAGCACGGAGCTGCGTAAGGCTGGGACAGCTACGCTCGTCTGCAACACGCCTGAACTAAATCGTGGCAACTCTCTAAAGATTAGGCCGGAAGGGTTAGGCGCTGACGCCTTGCAAAACAATAAAGGCACGGGCGGCAATCTGGCGGCATACGCCTTGCTAAAGGCAAATGGATAAGACGCTCACCATATCGGGCTACAATCGGCCTACATACTTTGCCCAAGTGTTAAAGGCATTGGCGTGGTGTGACGGCGTGGGTGAGTACGAGATCACCGCCATTCTAGATCCATCGGACAAGACGGCGGAGCTTTCAGAAATTGCCAAGGGGCACGGCATCGGCGTGCACATTCCAGATCATCACATGGGCTGCGGATCTGCCATTCAGTACGCGATGAAGTACGGGTTTAAAAAATCGGATTACCACATCCACCTAGAGGACGACACTGTTCCCAGCCCGGACTGCCTGCGCTGGTTCGAGTGGGCAGGACAGAACGCTGGCCCAAAAGTGCTCACGGTATCTGGCTACAATCAACACGGCGAAAATGCCGAGAACGACGCCAGCGGATTTAGAAACTGGTTCACACCTTGGGGCTGGGCAACCTGGCGCGATCGATTTGAAAGACACCTGGTTCCCGCATGGGATTGCAACTTCTGGGACGGATCCGTTCAGCGGGTGCGTGAACGGACGGGGATGAGTGAACTATTCCCGCACGTAAGTCGGATACAAAACATAGGGGCAGAGGGCGGCACGTTTTGTCCAGGGCCGGAATTTCACAAGGAACATCAACACGCCACCCGCGTGGCCACGGCAAAAGAAAAGAGGACGCGATGGATAGTAAAATAGAGCGGGGCAGGGTATGCGACGAGAACCCGTCGATCCATTGGGCACACATGCCCGTGGACAGTCAAAGCAGAGTCTTAGATTTAGGCTGTGCTTTTTGGGACGAGCCACTACGAGCGGATCGTCTTGGCACGCCATACTTTTACCTAGGACAGAAACCCGCATTTTACCTTGGCATCGATCAAAACAACTCGGACATCGCGCTGCTAACTCATGAGCTAGGCGCTCATTTTTTAGAAGCGTCAATCGCTAGCCCAGCTCAGATCTGTGACTGGATTACAGCTCAATCGATTACCCATATTAAAAGCGATATAGAGGGGGCGGAGGAGCACTTGGCCGCCATAGAAACTTTACTCCCCAGCCTTCAGGCGGTGGCTATTGAAACGCACGGTGACGCCACCCATCGCAAGATATGCGACTGGATAAGTAGGCAGTGCATGACCATCTACCGCATTGATCGACAAGGCGACTGCACCGACGTGTTTATCGTCTACGCCCGCAAACTCTTAGACGAAGGAACTTTGACAACCAGCTCCCAACAGTGACCGAAATTCAAACCCTAATGACCACAGGGGTGGCCGATATGATTGCGGCCATGCCGACGACTGCGACCATCTCCGGCCTCGCCGTCCGTGGCGTCTACACACCTAGCGAACAAACCGCAGAGCTGGGCATGGGCGGATTCGTGAATCCACAAAATGCGGAGTTCGTTTGCCTAACGGCCGCCGTCAGCCTGCCAGCCTTAATGACGATCGTGACCGTGGGCGGATCACCCAAAAGACTCACTGGCGTACAATCCGATCAAGGCGTCACGACTCTTATCTTGGCAGATCCAGAGGATGTGCGATGAGTTTGAGGCTTGCAGCGGAGGACGGCTTGGCCGCCTACCTATCCACAGCCAGTAAGCCAGCCGGGCTATACGTTCAAGCGGGGCACAGGATTGCGGAGTTACAGCTACCCGCCTGCATCGTTCACGCAGAGTCGAGCGTGCCAGTTGTTGAGGGATCTCTAGCCACCACCCGCAAGGTGACTTTTACATGTTCGATTATGACGCCGCTGGAAGTTACCAGTACGGTGACGGCCCATAGGACTAACTTTGACTGGCTAAACACAAAGCTGACGGCCGTAACTACCATAGCCGGTGCCACTCTGATGGGCGGATATTTGGGCGAAGAAAGCACAGGAAGCAACGACAAGGTGATGGAGGATTCGGTGAAATTCACCGCCTTTGTCACGCCTAGTTGACACGTAGGGAAAAAACAATATGGCGATGACATACGGAGTGACGGCTGGAATTTCTCAGAACATCAGCAACACGGACGAGTACGTCTACATCACGGGAACAGACGGCACCGTGGTAAAACACTTTAGAAAATACAAAAGGATCGAGACAGTCACAGAGACTTTGCCCGATTCATTTGCTCACCCTGGCGTCTCTGGCCCAACGGCGTTCCGCCAAGAGTTGCGCCTGTCGAATACGGATTTTGCCAGACTTACCAACACCGCCGTGACATTCAGCACGATCGCTTAAGGAAATAACAATATGCCATACAAAGGATTTACAGGGGTAGCAACCGTCACTGGGATTGAGGAATACATTTCTATGAGCATCACGGGCGAGCTGACGGAGATCGTTATCGATCCCGGCACAGCCAACACCGCTCCCACAGTTACCACCTACTACAATCCTCGCTACAATGTGTCGATCGAGGGCATCAGCTCTGGCGCTTCCGTTCCAGCCACCTTTACTGTTGGTTCTTATAGCTACGTAAAGACGGGCGAATCCTACACCAAGACCGTCGGGGATGTGGTGAAGGTTAGCGTTACTGGCGTCTACAATCCAAACAGCTCGCTTGCCTCGTAGTCGGTAAGACGGCGATGAATCGCCACTTTGCCGAATCATTCCTAAATCGTCAGGATCACCGCGTCCTAGGCTTGCCACTCCTGCCGCTTTCCTTGTGGCACATGTTTAATCTGGAAGTCGCTCAATCGCCCTACTTCATCGGCGGCTCGTTCCCATCGGCCAGAGATTTGCGCCTAGCGGTGAACATTTGCCGGACGCCGTTTCCACTGTTGCCGAATCTCTCTGATCGCAGGCTGTGGCTGGATTGGATGAAAAGCTGGCGGTGCCAGTTCTTGATCGAGACGGCCAAGTTTCGCGCCTATCTAGATGACTTTAATGCGTTGCCACAGTTATGGCAGCCAGAGAAAAAGAGGGGCACCGGCCGGGAGGCCACGGGCTTACCCTGGTCGCTGGCCATTGTGTCGGGGGTATGTGGGGCGACCGGGTGGGACGAGGCAAAGGTATGGAACATGCCGATTGGGCAGGCGTACTGGTACCACGTAGCGTTTGCTATGCAGGCAGGAAGCAACGTGGATCTACTGAGTGAGGGCGAGTTGCTGGCGATCGAGGCCGTTCGTGCCAGGAGGGCGGGCAAGTGATTGAGAAAATCACAGTAGATGATCGCGAGCTGCAGCGAGCTTTGCTGCGTTTTTATAAAACAAAGACGCCAGCACAGGTGCTGCGAGCGCAGGCAAGATTGATGGCGGTTAACTTAGCGTTTCAAACTCAGCCATTCGGAGGATCGAAGGCAATCGGAGGCCAGCAAGACAGCGCTAAAGCACAAGGCGAGGGAGCGGTAGCGCGGGATATTAGAAAGGTAATTAGGACGCCATCTGATGTTTATCAAGAAATAGAAAAGCAAGGGATAGGGGCAGGGCGTGCTTTTGTTGCTATGGTCAAGAAGGGCGACTTTGACTTGGCTAAAAATCTATTGATTCGACTTCGAGTGCCGGGACTTATGCAGGCGCAAGTTGGTGATATGAGCGGGATGTTTCATAAGTCAGCTCGCAAGCCGATACCCAAAAGACCAAGAATTGAGAAAAGGCAGGAGCCGTTATTGATCACAGATCAAAGGGCAAAATTAAAATCCTACGTTAAGGAAGTGCAGAAAAGGGTGGGCATAGCAAAAGGCGGATGGGCCGCCTGCGCCATGCAGTTAGGCGGAACGAGAGGCAGGATGGAAACAAACGTGCCAGGCATGCAACAGCAAGCAGTGCCCGCTTGGGTCAAAAGACATGCTGGCAATCGGGCCGCCGGGACTGTGGTGGATCAATCCGAAAACTTTCTAACCGGCAGGATTAACATGATCAATCATGTGCCTTGGGTGAGTAATTGCCTCAGCGATCAGCAGGCGCAGCAGGCTATTGACATACAAGCAGAAAAGATGCGGCGGGCGTTGGATTACGCTTATCAGGCTGATCTGAAAGCCGTCGGATTCTAATACTACCATGGCAAAACTAGCGATCGATGTGGTGCTGAACAAAGCCTCGGCCATGACTGGCCTGCGTGGCTTAGAAAAAGATTTTACATCATTCGGGAAATCAATGCTTGGAGTCGTCGGGATCGGCGGGGGGCTTGCTGGGTTGGTGGCCGGGATCGACAACATTCTGGCAAAGGCCGGTCAACTGCAGGACGTGTCCGACGCCTTTAATGTAAGTGCGGAAAGCGTCCAACGACTGGCGGCCGTAGGTGTCACAGCAAATTTATCGATCGAGGAGATCGGCAGCAAACTGGGCAAGTTAGGCAAGGCAGCCCAAGACGCTGCAGGCGGAAACACAAACCTTGCTAAAACATTTGAAAAAATAGGCGTTACAGGACAGCAGTTAGTCAGCCTCTCTCCAGAGGAATTATTTAATAAACTAAGGGAATCTGTCAGTAGTGGGGCACTGGCAGGGGAGGAGTTGAAGGTTGTAAATGAGCTTCTCGCTAAAGATTATCAGAGATTTTTGCCGTTATTAAGAATGACGGCAGAGGAATACAAAAGCCTCGGCGCCGCGTCAGGGGTACTGTCCGACACCACCGTTTCCAATTTGGATGCGATGAATGTTAAGTGGCGCCAATTTCAGAATACAGTATCTACAGCTTTGGCATCAATCGCGGGCGGATTCTTAGATCTCGGCACAGATATAAAAGAAAGCCCGCTGCAATCCACAGTAGATTTACTAACTGGCGACTACGACAAAATTGAAAAAAGAATTATTGAAAGAGAGAGAAAGCTAAAAGAGGTCATACAAAAAGAAAGAACCCAGAGGGCTGGGCAACAAAAAACCGTAACAGACCAAGCCGAGCTGGATCGGGAAGATGTAAATGCCGTTAAACAAAAAGTAAAACAAATCGACGCCGAACTCGCGGCAATCGACAAGGCGTATCAAATGCTGGCAGACAGCGAGGAGGACAGGCGCAAACAAGACCTAGCCGACTTTAAGCAGGCTGAAAAAGAAAAGCGCGATTTACTGCAGAAGCGGGCAGAGCTGATTCCCACGCTTCAAGAACTGGAGGCAAGGAGAGCAGGCCCAGAGGCCGAGATGCGGTTACTTGAGGATAGGGCGCGAGAAGCGGCAGATAGGGCACGCTCCTCTGGAACCATTGAGGATGTAACTGCCGCACAACAACAAGCGCTTGAATTACAATCTGCAAAGGAAAACGTTTTAAGCCAGAGGGGATTTGGCGATCAATCCGCGCAGCTCGCAAGGGCGCAAACTGAATCCATCGTCGGAAAGCTGCAGTCTGCGGCTGAGTTGCAACAGCAACTGCGTGACATCCCCTCCAGCACGGAGGCACAACGCACGCAACCAGTGAGACTAGAAAACCCACCTGATCTAAAAGGCGTACTGGATAAGCTGGATCTACTCATCAAAAACGCCGGGGTGTTTAGCTAATGGCTAGGGGCAGCAGCTACGGTGGGGGCAGCGGAGGATCCGTTCAAAACACGGGTGTCGAGATGCTGGGTGGTGGCGGCAGCTTTCAATCCACCGGCAAAACCACGATCAATAAAAAGTATTTTGTCACAGATTTCGCACAGCTAGAAACAGCCCCAAAAATAGACGGCTATCAAGCAACCAACATTAGTTATACCAAGATAAACGACACTGCCTACGAGCAGTCGGTCACCTACGAGGCGATGACGGAGGGATCATCAAGTGAAACAGGCGGAGTCGTTTGGCTACAGGCAGGAGTTAAGGGCACGTTTGAAATGTTTTGCTCCTATGAGAGTAAGCCGATCGAGCTGCATCCCCGCATCGATAAACTTTCTGTAGATTTTGGCGGGTACTTTACGCCAGATGGATTTGCAAAATGGCCGCCCACTTACACTCCGACATCAGGCGGAGGATTAGGATCTGGCAATACTGTAGCTAATCCTATGTTTGGAGTTACCCGCTACAAAGAGGTCACGCTAACCTTGCGTCACACCTACTTTACGAAAAGTGTAAATCCTAACATTTGGGATACCGCAGGCCGGGTAGTAGATAAATTGCCAGCGGGCATCCCCATCCCAAGGGGCGAAAAGGATAAGGACGGAAAAGAAATCCCTCGGCGCTGGATGATGCAGGCTCCAGCCGTCAGCAGGCAGGGCGAGGCATGGCAAGTGGTGCAGGAATACGTGCTGCTGGATTCAAAGGGGGTGGCTGACGGCTTATACGAAAAGGGCACCGTACCAGGGGCCACATGATCCCCAATGAGCTAAAGGCGGAATCGGGCGACAAGATCCTGCCTAAGTTCAAAAAGCTGGTCGCTTGGATCGACAGCCAGCGCCTCGTCTCCGTAGACGATCGAGTCCTAATTAACTCAACTCCAAACGGCTCTCTAGTTTCCATGGTGGATCGGCCGCCGACAATCTCTACCCCACTGCAAGTGCGATTCAACGGGACAAAGTTTTTCAGCATTAGCGAGGGCTACATCAACGGCAAGCTGCCGCAGATCAAGCCGAGTACAGGCCAACTGCAAGACATCGTCGACCCAGACGGTGTGCCAGCACCGCCAGCAAAACTACCGGCAGAACGCCCTGTCCTAGTGTGTGCCCTTGTTACATTTACCGAAACATTCGCTCTTAAATTCAGCGAGATCGTTTGCAGAAAGCCAAATGAGATACCACGCACGGGCAGTGCAAATTACGCCGCAAAAGATAAAACCACCTCTGGCCTAATCCCTCTGGCCTACTTGCGTAAAAATAACTTCATTCAATTCGTCACTCACAATCTGCAAGTGCGTGCTTATCTTCATAACGGATCGCATCGCGTGATCTACTGGCCAGCGTGAAATATACAAGCCAGCTATGGCATAAGCTGCTGGATAAGGTTGCACATTATCTGCCCATAAAGTTCGACTATACTGCGGCAGGGAGTCGGCCGCATCCTTGGCAGATTCAAGCACAGTATTACACCGATCCGATCGCAAACATCTCCTACTGGCGGGCGTCCTTATCGCCGGGCTTGGTTAACGGATTTCCGGCTAAAATTACGATGCAATACTCGGATGCTCCGCTGGCCGCGCAAGAGCGTATAAGGCTAGAAAACATAGAGGCCAAAAAGCCTGCACCTAAAAAGACGGATCGAGTGCCCATCTATCTGGACGAGCAGGCGGCTGTAAAATTATCTTTCCGCAAAATAGGATCTGATGCCGACCCGTCATCCATCACGGCAAACGCTGGCAGCGGAAACATCACCGGCGTATTTGAGAAAGTGCCAGACTTCTTTAAGAGGCTCGGCGTCTCCGACGCCAATACAAACCTATTGGCTGAGAAACCCGAAACTAAACGCCTGCTCCTCGCTTGCGATATAGTCCTTAATCAGCCTCGCGTTTCGCTAACCAACTCCATTTCTATCTCTGCCGCATCCATCGATACCACGCTAGTCAGCATTAACCCTGGATTCCTATCGCCCACAGATCGCGAGGCGACCGTTACTGCGTTGCCTAAGTATGTCGTTCCAACTGAAATCACTAACTTTGCCGATCTATTTTTTCAACGATTTGTAGACAGCTCGACAGATCGATTTCACTTAAGCACCGTCTATCTTTTGTCGCCTGTTCTTCCTTTGTTAGATCCGACAGACCTGTCTGGATGGCAGCCTTATATTCAATACAACTGCCATCACAATCTAGTTCACGCGACAAAGCAGATCGAGAAGCGTGACGAATTTACCCCGTTGAGCCTAGTTCTTCCATTTGCGGGCGGAGTCGCCCAGCCGATCTTTGACTATATCTTGGCCGAAAACAACTTCTTTGCCCAAGCGGCTTTGGACTTCTATCAGCAACGCAACCTAGCAGGAAAGTTTTACGCCGTATGAGCCTAGACAAGTCAGCCGAGCGTCGCAAAAAGATCATCGAGGAAAACCGCAGGCTTCGGAAGTTAGGGGTCGTCCAGCTTACTGAGCCTGGGCCGTGGTATCCCATAGCTGCCAGCGTGCAGTTCGATCCAACCTTCTTTAATGGCTTTACGGAGCAGGAGACAGGGATTGACACGCTTCCCGCAAAGTAACCATGGCCACACTCCTTTACGGTAACATCTCCAACAAAACGGCCAGCTACACTATCGAGCCTGGTTCGATTACCCTGCCCACTGTCGTGCAGGGAGATACCTTCACGGTGGCAGTGCGGTTGACGGAAACGTCGAACAACACCACTACCGTCACCGCTCCTTCCGTCTACTCCGCCCGTCTTAGCTATGGCCCGGTGGATGTGGCGCCTACGGCCGGCACGTTTAAAGTGCTGGTCAATGCGGTTACATCTAGCGCCATCACCCTAGGATCTACCGCTGCCAGCGTGGCCGCCATCCTGAACACCATCTCGGCCGCTACTGGCTGGACTGTTAGTGAGGATCAAGGATCCTACATCGTCGGCAGGACGGCCAACTGGACGACGACTAGCGGCATCACCATCGTCGATAATAACCTCACGCCAGACAGCTTTGTCCGGGTTACTAGCTACTCCGCCAACAACATATTCTACCAAGAGCTGCGGCCGATGCAATCACCGTTGGCTTATACCAGTGCATTCGGGCTGATCGTTCCGCCAGCGCCTACTATCACCCGCGTAGTTACGGGCTACAGTGATCCGACTACGGGCGTGTTCGTCAATGAAGTGCAACGGCTCTACATCCCGCCAGCGTTTGATACCACCTATCAAATCTATCGTGGGACAGCCCGCACCGCCTTGCTGAGTAAGGACGATGGATCCACCGAGATTGAAGCCGCGCTGATGCAAGGCTGCGTTACTGTTGGAGCAGGGGAGATATTCCTTGTTACAAACCCGCAAAACTACACCGCCGACATTGAGTTCGCTGGGGCGATGAGCGGGTCTACCCATAGCCTGCTCACAGTAGCCGTGCCCATTTCGCCACAAGGCGACATCACATTTGATCTAGATCTCAACACCCAAGGGATGCTGGCCGCTTTGCGTGGAGATTTTGAAGTCACGCACCCGCTGACTTGCGAAGTAGGAATTAACTACGGCACGGCAACCACACCCAATGTCCAGTACGTCACCGTGTTCCAGCAGAATCTTACCGTGCAGGCCGACGGTGCTTGGACAGGACTAGCGGCCGCCCAGCGGATCAACTGGCTAAACCCACCGCAGCCGGTCAACTATATACCTTTCACAACAGACCAAGTGATCACTGGCATACAGAGCTTCACCGCAGTAATTACAGGCAGCGGGCCGTGGACTATCGCCCATAATCTCGGGACGGAGGCGATCCACGTCACAGTGCGTGAGAATTATTCTGGCGGAAGCTTTTTGGCTAACACAATTAATTACGGGATACAGACATCAACAAGCCAGAGCATTATTGTAGAAAACGCTGGCGGCTCTACGCCAACACAAGGCTGGGCCGTTATGATCTCCTCGGCTGGCCCGACAAGTGCCTTTCAAGCGCACACCCACACGATTGCCCAAGTGGTAGATTTGCAAGATACGCTGAGCGCAATCGGCACACGACTAAACACCCTAGAGAATGTGTTGCCCAATGGCGTGGGAATTATTAACCAGTCTGGCGTAAATACCACTCCGCTTACTATGACGATCCCAGCACGCTCAGAGGTTTTGTTCACGCAAGATATAGAAGGCGCTTGGGGCGATAGCGGCATCGATCAGACAAAGCTACCCATCCGTGGCCCTAGCTTACTGCGATCATTCTCTGGCCTAGCGAATAACTCTAACATTACGACAGCACCTACGGCCGCTGGCGCCTACATCTATTCTGGCGGGATTGAGCTGGCGCCTATGGGCTACATCCCCAGCGACACAGTGCCACCAGGCGGGATCGTTGTTTACGACGAAGGCCGCATTTACCAAGGCCGCCAAGATGGAACTAACAAAACCTACTACCCCGTGCCTTACGAGGTGGAGCTTTTCCGCGTACCCGTTAACGCCAACCAATTCCGAGTCGGCCGCACCCTAGAAATTAAGTTTGGGCTAGTTCTACAGATGCTGGCTAAGACAGACGCCCAGTGGCGTGTGGTCATCGATGCGGCCAATTTAAGTGAGGTGACTAGCCCAGCTGTCCAGGGGATGAACATCTCCAGCGCTGACTATAACCAGAACAAATTGATGGATCACCGCATCATGCTCACCCAAGCGTTAGTTCCTCACATCTTGGGAGTGCGCCTAGTACGTTCTTTGAGCGGTGAGAATATAGTTATTACAGCAGATAAGAATATCTACGGCACCTACGAAAGCACGATCGGAGCGCCCGCTGGTGCCAGCTTTATTTTGCGTGCCCGGCTGATAAACTTTGATATTGCGAATACTGCCGACGATGTACGCGGCTGGGTGGGCTACGCCTTAAAAGGGGTAGAGAATGACACGATCGGCGGTGAAGTGAAGGTGACAATCTCATGAGCTTATATTTTAATACATTGGCAGGTACGGCCGGATCCGCTGGCAGTACGGACGCTACTGGCTCTGCCGCTAGGTTTAGCGGCCCCTACGACGTCTCAACTGATTTGTCGGGTAATGTTTTTGTGGCGGATACTAATAACCACACTATCCGCAAGGTAACGAGTGCAGGCGTAGTGACCACCATCGCCGGCACCGCTGGCGCTAGTGGGAGCACAGACGCCACCGGCTCCGCCGCTAGATTTAAAAATCCCTATGGCATTTCAGTAGATGCTGCAGGCAATATCTTTGTGTCAGATACAAATAACTACACTATCCGCAAAGTAACTAGCGCTGGCGTAGTAACTACACTTGCAGGCTCGCCTGGCTCTACTGGTAGCACCGACGCTACTGGCTCTGCTGCTAGGTTTGGTACTCCTTATGGGTTGTCAGTTGATACTGCGGGGAATGTTTTTGTAGCGGATAGGGGTAACCACACCATCCGTAAAGTTACTAGCGCCGGAGTTGTTACCACGCTTGCTGGACAAGCTGGCTCTGCTGGCAGTACCGACGGTACTGGGTCTGCCGCTAGGTTTAATCAACCCAACGGAATTTCGGTTGATACTGCTGGGAATGTTTATGTTGGGGATATATACAACCACACCATCCGAAAAGTGACGAGCGCTGGCGTAGTTAGCACCTTAGCAGGCTTGGCTGGCTCTGCTGGCAGTACCGACGGAACTGGCTCAGCTGCTAGGCTTAATCATCCCCATGGCGTCTCAGTGGATACGGCAGGCAATGTTTTTGTATGTGATCTATATAATCACACCATCCGCAAGGTGACGAGCGCTGGCGTGGTTACTACTGAAGCAGGGCTTGCTGGTAGCGCGGGCTCAAACAATGGTCTAGGCACTGCAGCTAGGTTTTATTATCCCCATGGCGTCGCAGTTGATGCGACAGGCAATGTTTTTGTGGCGGATACTTTTAACGCCACCATTCGCGTCTCCGTTACCTCCGCACCTGCAACGGTCACTCTTTCTAACTTATCTAAAACCTATACTGGATCTGCCCAAGCGCCCACCACAACCGTCTCTCCATCTGGCCTTGCCATCGAGCTAACTTACACAGGCACCGCAGCCAGCTTGTCGGCACCCGTCACCGCAGGATCCTACGTAGTCACCGCCAGCATTGTGGATAATTTCTACTATGGCAGCGCCAGCGGCGTAATCACAATTTCTAAGGCATCACAAACAATCACTTTTGCGTCCGTGCCCAGCAAGTTCGTTGGATCTGGGCCTTTCACAGTTGCGCCTAGTTCTACATCAAACCTCACCGTCGCCCTTTCCTCCAGCAACACTGCGGTCGCTACAGTGTCTGGCTTTTCTATTTCGCCCATCGGAGCTGGCACCACCACCATCTCAGCCACCCAAGCTGGCGACGTTAACTACCTCGCGGCCGCCACCGTCACTCAAGTTCTTACCGCGACCACTGCCCCAATCGCACAGACCATTGCCTTTGCCGCCCTTTCTCCTCGTCGGGTTGCGTCATTAAAAGACGTCTACTCGGCCGCTTCTGTTATCGCCTCTAGCACTAGCCTTTCTTTTGCAGACGCGACTAGCGTGGCCCAGGCAAACGCTCGTTCTAACGGATCTTTTGCTTTGGTGGCTACCGCATCTTCTGGATTGCCCGTCACTTTCACATCTACCGTTACTGGCGTTGCCTCTATCGTGGGTAATATCTGCACACCGGTAACGCCGGGGGTGACCAACATTGTGGCCGCGCAGGCTGGCAACAATGCTTACACTGCCGCTACTAGCGTAACGCAATCCCTCGTCATCGTGGAAAAGCAGTTTGCTTGGCTAGATCTGCGGTGGGAGCTGACCGATCTACAGATCGACGCCCGTACCCGTGTCGTCACAAGCGCGAAAGGTAATGGCGCCGTTCTTACCATTCGCCAGGGTGACGCTCACGACATCGCCGTTTTCTTTACCGATCCAGCCGGAGCCGCGATCCTCATGGCTCCTTCCGCCCTAAAACTTTGTATTCGCGAAAAAACAAATCGGCGTCCCGTTATTCTGGAAACCACCGCCTTTACCCCAGCAGACTTTGGCGGGTTTGATCCGTACTATCAAATCAGCTTCACCGCGGACAACGATTCACTCCAACGCTTTGTCGCGTTTAATGGCGTAGCCGACAACTCTGACGCTATCCCAGCCATAGGCGAAGTCGAATGGACTTACGGCGGCAAGGTCTACAGCTCCAAACCATTCACCGTGAATATCGTTCCAGAAATCGAACGGGAAATATCGGACGTCTAATGGCCGCCTCCTACGACATCACGATCGAGCAGGGGACGGACTGGACGCGGGATCTATTCCTAGCCACAGCCACCCAAGGCGCGATTGATCTAACGGGCCGGACGTTCTCCGCCCAGATCCGTCAAATGCCAGGGGGCACGGTAGTTACACAGATTGCCACCAGCGTAGTGTCGGCGGCCGGCGGGCAAGTGCGCCTTACCGTAACCTCGGCCGCCAGCTTGCTCGTTCCTACCAGCGGGGCGAAGTATGACCTAGTCCAAGTCACTAGCGCTGGCATCGCCACCCGGTTACTGGAAGGCGTGGTGACACTATCTCCAAGGATTACAATACCATGAGCGACATTTATCTTCAGATCACCGAAACGCCTACTGTCGTTACACTATCCGCCCCCGTTATTTCTGGGGCACTTTCATCGACCGTTACCGTGGCCAATACCGTCACCGTAGCACTGGACGCTAACAGCCTGAGTGCGTTAGAGAACGTGACCGTGACCGTGGGGGCGGCAATTACCGGGACAGTGACCGTCAGTAACTTTCCGGCATCGCAAGCGGTAACCTTTTCTTCCGTAAGTATTTCAAACCTTCCCGCCACGCAAGCCGTTACCTTCGGCCAAGCGATTGTCTCTGCTTCAAATATAACTGGCCTGAATAATTCAGTTGGCACAGATGGAGGCACGCCAACTTCAACAAACTTTATTAAAATTGGAGGCCACCAAGACGGCTCTAATCAAGTAGAACATATCGTTCATGTCTCGGCTGGCGGGTCGATGAAGGTGGATGCAAGCGATTCAACTGTTACTTTTGGGACGATTACAGGCACAGTCACAGTCGGGAACAGCCTCACCATCTCTTCTCTTCCTGTAATTAGCGGGACGGTAACCGTTGGAGGATTTTCTGGTGTTAGCGTTGGCTCGGGTGCTTTGCTTGCTGGCGGCTTAAGATTCGGAAATGTAGCGGCGTTAAGTTTAGATGGTGGAACTGGATATTTACAAGTAAAGGTAGAATCAGCTCCCTCAATCTCTGGAACAGTTACCCTCGGAGCTGGCACAAACCAAATCGGCTCTGTCACCGCATCGATCAGCGGGACTGTTCCCATCAGCATCTCCTCCGTCACAGTTGGCAATTCGGTGACCATCGGATCATTCGCCACTAGCGTCACGGCAAGGCTGATTAACCCCGCTGGTACTGCGGTTACCTATGCGGAAGTGGGTACGGCTGGGAATCCTTCGATCGATGTGCTTTCCGTGCAGGGAGTGACGAGTGGTACGCCAATCAATGTTTATCCTCAGCAGGGCACGACAGTATCTAACACAAACTTTACCAGCACCACGGCCTCCACCACGCTCGTCTCGGCGGTGGCGGTGAGGGAATCGCTGACCGTGTTTAACGAAGGGGCTGGCAATCTACACATCTCGCCCGGTGCGACCTGCACTACGATTTCCTACCAAGTTCGCCTATCGGCGGGAGATTATTGGGAATGCCCGCAGGGGCAGTTATCGCTACTTCACTCGGCCGTGTTTGCCACGGCGGGCACGGCACGCGTTTGCCAAGTAAGTTAGGAATAGGCGATGCCTTTGTTTATCCCATCAAGGCGTTTCTTCACCTTGTTTGATGAGACGCAAACGCAAGCGGCATCTACTGCATTTGTTAATTCTGCAACGCAAATTACGCTTCCAATCGGAACATATATATATGAGGGACTAACTGGTGGCTCAACCGTATCTTCAACTGGCGGGGTAAGCGTTGACTCAACAATGGCTAGTGGGTTTGCTGTTAATGCAAACCATACACTTTATCAAGGAAGTAGTTATTTTTCTAACACTTTTAATAATTCATTTACCAGAATAGATACCAATAGTCAGCTTTTTGTATCTCTCAATTTAGATGCTAGTGCGTCCACAAAGTTTATATATGGAAGATTAGCAGGCGTACTTAAGGTAACATCAGACACAACCTTTGGATTTAAGATTGCTCAAAGAACTGCAACAGATGCAAGCAATCCGGCCACTCTAATGAATCGTAGTTACATTAACTTTTCTAAAATAGCGTAGCTCCCCATCCAATGAGCATCCTCATCAAACCCGCCTACGATGCTGATGCCTCTACATACTTCACCACCGCTGGCGTCACTAACACGGCTGGGCGACAACAGATCAGCCGATTTGTTACTGGCGTAAAAGACCTCGGCCTTTGGAGCAGTATGGTGTGCTGGCCTTTGCGTTCATCGCAGAACGCCGGAACGGGGACAACTGCCTATAGCTTGGGCGGGTTGGGGACTTATAATGGGACGCTAGCTAATGGGCCGACTTGGGGAACGGATGGAGTGGTGTTTGATGGCGTGAATGACTGCATAACTACTGCGTATGTTATCCCCAATGGGGCGGCAAGTTTCGGTTTTGTTTCAAAAATTGCAATAACACCAACAGATAATTATATTGTATATTCAATAGATAATCTCACAAACAGAAAAATGGATTTATACTATGCTAGTGCGGCGGGAGGCAGAGTCAGATTCGAGGCAAATTTAAGTGGCACAGTCGCCACCAGATTAGATTTAAATGGAACAAACACATTAAACTTTGCTTTTAGTCAGACTTCACACGATGGAACAAATTTCTATGGTCAAGGAAATAACGAAACGATTCAATCTGTTGCTGGTTCTGGAACAATGCAGGGAACAGGTGCATCCCTCGTATTTGGAAGAAGAAGTATAGATGCGGCTCCGCTAAATTTTCCAGGCACAATAGCTTTTACTTATTATATATCTTCTAGCGTGAATGCCAACTTTACAAATTTATATACCCTCTACAAAACTACCCTCGGCCAAGGGCTAGGATTGCCGTAATGCCTCTGTTTTTTATCGCACTCATGCTCTGCTCCTGCTCGCCAAGGCCAGTAGATCATAACAACGCCCTGCCACGGTACAGCGATATGTCTGCCGCCGAGGATGCGGGTAAGGCGCCTAGCAAATGAGCAAAGACGAACAAGCCTGCAAAGCCCTGCAATATCTATTAGACGAGGGCTTCATCTCCCTAGGCTATATCGACGGCAAGCCAGCGGTCTATCTTACTACGAGCCTGTTAGAAGCAAGAAAGGCCATCACAAAGCTAGTATCTAACGACTCAGCAGATTGGTGGAAGTGAGTGCAGACCAAGTAGCGGAGTTGAGCGAACGACTGGCTCTAGTTCGAGAATCAATAGCCCGGATCGAAACCCGCCAGTCGGTAATTCTGGATTTATTAGAGCGCTCGCAAGCCAGCCTCGGCGAATACCACGGCCGCCTAACCAACATGGAGCGCGACGCTCACACGATTAAAACGAAACTGTGGCTATTGGCGCTTGTATCTGGGGCAGTGGTAAGCACGGCTTGGGAGCTGATCAAGCGCCGGTTCAGCCTTTGACACCCCGCTAGGGGCATGGAAATTATCAATAATATACTAACCAACTGGCAGTCTTATCTTGGCGCCTTGTCGGCCGTGCTTGTCGCCGCCATCGCAGTCGCCTCTCTTATCCCCGGCGACCAGCCTGAGAAAGCCTTGCAGGCTGTGGTGGACGTGATTTCACGCTTCTCGCGAAAATAGTCATAAATGATCGCCGGCATACTAACGGCGTTAGGCGGGATAATCGGGATCGTGCTCTGGTTCTTAAAACGCAAATCGCCGCTTCAGCGCAACTTTGAAGCAATCGAAAAAGAACGCCGAAACAGGCAAAGGGATATAAATGATTGGTGGACGAAACGCCCTCCTGCTGATTCTTAGCCTTGCGCTGTGCTCCTGTGCGACAACCTCGCAAACGCAAGACGGCCCGCCGCCTAGCCCGGACACGATCAGCTACTTCATCTACGAGTGGGACAAAGCCGAGCGAACAAACAAGCCCTGCCCACAGGCTTACCGAGATCTGTTTGCAAAATCGCTCAAAGCGTTATCTGACTGCTTGGCGGAAGTTGAAAGAGAGCGAGCAAGGAATCAGTGACCAGCCTCGCGGAAGCTAGTTCCCGCACCTTGCGGGCGATCGATTCCCTAGACGCCAGCTTCCAAAAACAGGTGAGGGGATGGGTGAATGAAATGGTCACAAGCCGGATCGAGCCGCTGATCTACTGCGGCCGCCGAACGATGGAGGAGCAGGCCGCGCTTTATGCGAAAGGTAGAACGGCTGGCGGCAGGATCGTGACTAAGGCCAAGCCAGGCGAAAGTTATCACAACTACGGCCTCGCGTTTGATTGGGTGCCGTTAAAACAGTCGGGCAAAAACGCGGATCTATGGATCGCAGATTGGGACAACGAGACAGCTTTCCGACTGGGCGAGCACGTGGGCGTTAGCTTTGAACTGGCCGCAATCTCTTGGGAAACAGGCCATCTTCAATCTAGCAAATACAAGTCGTGGCGTGACATCTCACGCAAGCCTGTGGAACAAGTGCAGGCCAAGGACATCCGCAAAAAGAGCAAGGCCACAAGCCTCGTAAGTAACCGGCCGTGGAGTTCACGGTGACGCCCGAACACGAAAAGCATCTGGCGGGGATCCTGCGCGATTTAACCAGGGATTTAGACGCCAAGTACCGCAAGGGGCAAGACGAGCACGGGGGAGCGTTGTGGCGTAGGCCCGTGTGGAAGGATGCGTGGGACGAGATATTGGATTTATGCACGTACCATCACACATTAAAGATGCAGCTTTCCGTGATCGCGGAGATTGCACTGATGGGCGCGGCTGACGAGAGCGTGGTGGCGGCACAATCGCGGGAAAGTTGCCGTCAGATCCTAGCCGTTCTCGAAGGGTTCCCGTCGGCCGCTGATAAGAAATGAAAGTCATTCGCAAGTGGAAACGGTGGCTGGCCGTTAGCTGCAGTCACGGACACCTGGCGAACGCGGCTGCTTGCAAGGCTGCGCTGGAAATGAAACGCCGGTGGAATCCAGACATGACTCTCCACCTGGGCGATTTTGTCGATCTGTCCGGGCTAATGGGCAGCGCGAGGAAAGATCCAGATTCGCCTGAACGCACATCATCCATCCGAGAGGACTTCGACGCTGGCCTTAATTTCGTTCGAGAACTGGCACCACGTTACATCTTTGAGGGAAACCATGAGCACCGCCTTACAGCTCTACAATACTCGCCTAGCGCAATCGTGGCGCACTGTTGCACCTCTGCGAAGTCGGAGATCTACAATATGTGCAAGGATCTAAAGGCGCAGTATGTGCCTTATGATATTGAGAAAGGCTGGCGTATCCTAGGGGGTACAGCGTTTGGGCACGGTTTTATGTATTCAGAGTCCAGCGCTGTACGCGACCACGTTGAAATGCTACGCAAGCCGGTCGTCATGGGGCATCTGCACCGGGTAGATCGGACGGCTGGCCGTAGCATCGGCGCACCCGTGGGCTGGTCGATAGGTTGCCTAGCAGATATTTCCAGCATGCACTACGCTAGGAGAATGCGATCCGTTACCAGATGGCAGCACGGCGTCGCTTGGGGCGAATATGTTGAGGGCGGGCAGGGGTGCACGGTCAACGTCTTGTCGCCCGTGGGAGGAGTATGGCGGTATCCGCTGTAAAAGATTGGGCGGTTGCGCTTGAGGAGTTCGTCGAGCGCAAAGCAGTAGCTGTTCCGCCTGAGTTTAAGAGTGCCGCTGAGATTGCTAAAATATGGGGCTACACGCAGTCGCACGCCAGTAAGATGCTGAACACGATGGCGCGAAACGGCAGAGCCGAGATAAAGAAGTTTTCAGTCATGGTAGATACAGCTAATAAAAACAAGTATGGCCCGCGTCGTAGCTATTCCCGCCTAACGCCTTTTTATAGGCTGACCACAGGCAAATCGCCCAAAAACTAACGTCTATTTTCTTTGGCCAGCTCTTTAACCAGCAGAGTGGTGATATATGCCGAAAGGGATAATCCACTTTTTTTGGCAAGACGCTCACCGTTGCGCTTTACTTTTGGGTCGATTGTAAGGTTCGTTTTCGCCTTTTTCATAGTGAGTATTGTATGCGTAATAAATACGCATTCAAGTTTAAAACGAAAAGTTAATGCCCAAAAGAAATGTGTTGCTAATACGCCGTGTGTGCGTAGCAAAGGCGTATGCCTCGTCGTCCACTCAACGGTTTTAAAGCGGAAAAGACCAACATCGTTCTGCCTGTTGCTGTGAAAAAAGCATCTCAAAAACTGGCCGCTCTCCGTCGTATTTCGCTTTCCCAGCTCATTACTCAACTGCTTGCAAAAGCATCGGGAGAGCAAAGCTAGATATTTATGTGCTTGGGGCGCCTCAATGATACAGCAATGAAACTCCGCCAGGAGAACCGAGCTCTTTCACTTCGCCAATTAGGCGCTGCTTACGGCCTCGGCTATGTGCGAATTAAGCAAATGCGGGAACTGTCAGGCTTTCCGCTGATTGCTGGAAAGATAATGCCCTCTGATTTTGATCAATGGCGACTGACGCAGACTGGCCTAAATTTACCGCGTCCCGCAGATCGTCTACGCAGTGCCTCTGATACAACTCGTGCACTAAAGTCGACGAATGATTCACGAGTCTCATGGCAACGGATTGCGAGCAACCTGAAAGCCGAAGCCTGGTTACACGAGTTACACGCAGGGAGTGAAAACAGTGACGTTTAAGACCGCATATATCGAGCAGGCGACGCCAGCAAAGCGAAGCTCGCGTGCGGGGCACTTCGCAAGTGATCTCGCGGCCCTCGGCCTTCATTCTAGCCAGCATGGGTTCGAGAGCGGCCGGGATGGGAATCGAGAAGGATTTGCCGGCGCCACCCTTGGGACAGGGGAAGGTAAGGACGCGATTCTTCAGATCCACACACTCAAGCGGGATCTGTGTCTCTCTCAGGCGACAGCCCGTAGCCAGGGCGATCTCAAAGCTGATTCGCATCCATTCGGGCACGCCTTCCACGGCCAAAGCCTTCCGGGTAATTTTTATTTCATTGTCCGAAAAGACGGGTTTTACGCGGGCTATCGGGCCCCTTTTAATTCTGTAATCCAGAAGGGCGACAGAATCCATCTTGCCAAGAAGTCTGCCCTGGCGGTGAATCCATTTCAGAATCTTCAGATCTTGGCAGGCTTGGTTCCTGCCCGCCTTACCGCCGGACGTGCGGGGGAGGCTTTGGCGCCATTTCAAATAAATTTCACAATCGGATGGAGAAAACGCTTGCAGACTGATTTTTTTCTCACTAATAAATCTCCCCAGATGACGCCACGAGTTCCTGTAATAAATTTTTGTCAGAGGAGAAACGGGATGATTTTCAATCAAATCATCAACCCAATCGCTGCCGCAATCTTTGCGCTTTTCATTAACGCCAAGTCTGGCGGCCTCGGCCGTTGCCTTCGCGCGGTGCAGGGTATTGTCGATTCGGTATCGCGTACTTTTAGTGCGCCACTTGCCCGTGGGATCTTTGAAGCGAATGTAGAACCACGGATTGCCTTTCTTAATGTAGGAATAGGCCATAGTTACAAGGGTAACATTTGCTTAATTTAAAGCAATAACACACAGCAAACATGCAAAGCATAATCAATCAAATCAAAGAAGGAGATAGAACCGTGGGTTCAAATCCCACCCCGTCCGATGCTTATCACTATAATGACTTACGCCGAAACGGTAACACGGCGGTAATAACTGAGCCTAAAAAGGCTCTCTACCAACAATTTAATTTAAATATACGCGGCGGGTACGATTTGACCCCCGAAGCGTTCGTTTATCACCCAAACCCCGCCGTGTGCCGTATGTGGGCACAGCAGCACGAGGCCAGCAAATGATTTCTTGGGAAGTCATGCGGGATCTTGCCCAAGTATCCATGCTGATTACTGGCTGGGCTTTATTCGTAGGCTCTGGAATCGCTGGGCTGACCGTAGCCGTGATCGTGCTGGGCTGGGTAATCGATCAAGTGCGTCGATTCTTTAGGGAGGGCAGATGATTTACGCCAAGGACAACGGTGCCCCCGCACCTGAAAGCCAAGGCGGCGTGGCCGGGGCGTTCTATCCGCCTGCGGCTACTGTTCGCGACCTCGAAGCAGAGGGCATTCTGCCGATCTCAGTCTCGCAATCCTACGGATCGGCGCAGCTCTCGCAGACCACTGCTCTGATCGATCTGCAAACCAAGTACCGAAAGCTGCGTAATGACCTAGACGGCATTCAAGAGGTGGTCGCAAGCCTGCTCAAGAGGGCGCAATCGTGAGCGCACTGGCAAAAAAGTTTATTGTGCTTTGGACTGTGGCTGGTGGCCCGGAGTTAGTGGCCGAGCACACGTTTCACCCGACCCGTAAATGGCGTTTCGACTTCGCCTGCAAAAACGCCCGCTGTGCGATCGAGCTGGACGGTGGTGCGTTCCTACCGTTTGGCGGCCGTCACGGGCGGGGGATGGGGATGGTAAAAGACTGCGAAAAATATCGAGCTGCCGCCGACCTGGGCTGGCGCATCTGGCGTTTTACAACCAAGTGCCTGACGGCCGAAGCAGTAGCGATGACGGCTAAGTCATTCCGCCTTTCGATGAAGGAGAAAAAATGAGCGAACCAACCAACGATACACCTATTAACAACGACAAGCCGGACTACGAATACGACGTCTACGAGCGGGAGAGGGCTGACTCTGAATATGAGAGTCAGCGTTTCGCCGATTACTACGGCAACAACCGCCGGGGCTGATTATGACCGATCTAACGAAATTCCGTTTAATCGAAAACATTGAAGTAATGGCCTGCCGCAACTCAGCCGAGCGAGTTGTGAAAGCCGTCAATCGTGGCGACTTAGCTCAAGCAAAGGACTTGGCCCGCAAGCATGAGATCGCGTGGCACTTGGCCGACCGCGAGTTCCAAGACCTTAAGCAACCGCACCGAAACAACGATTTTTGCGACGACGAGTAGTCGCAAATCCAAGAAACCCAAACCAAGAAAGCAAAATAAAAATATGCCAATAGTAGCAAGCAGAGGGGGCAGCTTCACGCCAGCCCCGCAAGGAAATCACGACGCAGTTTTCTGCGACGTTGAGGACTTAGGCGAAGTAGAAACGCAGTATGGAAAGAAGCATCAGATCCGCCTGGTGTGGCAGATCGCCGAGAAGATGGAGGACGGGCGGCCGTTTACCATTGGCCGGCGTTACGGACTAACCCTACATGAAAAGGCGGCTCTGTTTAAAGACTTGAAAACCTATGCCAAGAAGGCACCACCGCAGAATCTGGATCTGGAAACGCTCATCGGTAAGCCGTGCCAGATCCTCGTGACACATGCGGAGCGTGATGGTTCAACCTACGCGAATGTGCAGGCGGTACTCCCTGCCGGAGCGAATAAAATCAAAGTCGATAAAGACTTCGTCCGGAAATGCAATCGTCCGGGCGCACCGAAACCAGCCGTCGTCGAGTTAGATGCCGACGGGACTCCCGTGCCGTTCTGAGCACTTGGGCTAGGTGGTTCTATCCCGCCTTGGCCAGAAAGAATACCCACCATGGAAATCCTAACTTTGATAGTTCAAATCGTATTCCCAACCACAGCAGTCGTGCTGGCCCTTATGACCATGCGCTTGCTGAAGGACTGGCAGTAATGGCTGCGCTTATTGCCACGGCAAAGACGGAGTCGTCGCACTATTACCTGGCGTCGGGTGAGTCGTGCCACGGTGACTTGCGATCCGCCCGAAAGGTAGGGGCGTATCCGTCCGTGACCACCATTCTCGGGGCGGCTGGCCCCAGCAAGCAGGGGCTGATGAATTGGAAGGAGGAGCAGGCGATTCTATCTGCCTTATCGCTACCACGTAACAATGGCGAGGCCGACAGTGACTTTGCCAAACGAGTCGTATTGGACAGCAGAAAGGAAGTGGAAGCGGCAGCACTGCGCGGAACTCACATTCATTCCCTAGCTGAAATCATAATCAATGGCGAGGAGCCGGGTGACTTGGTTAAAGGATACGAGGAGCACTATGCGGGCCTAAAGGAATGGCGGGATTGTTGCGTCACTAAAGTGCACGCCAGTGAATCCGTGCTAGTCAATGAGGCCGAAGGGTACGCAGGAAGGGTGGATTTGATCGCCCAGATCCACGGCGAGATGGAGGTTATCGATTTTAAAACCAGAAAATTTAAGAAGGATGCGAAAGGCGTCTCAAAAGCATCGGGCTATGAAACTGATCTTTTGCAACTTAGTGCATACGCGTACGCATTCACGGACGAAGGCATGGCCTGCCGCAACATCCTGATCGATCCAGTCACCGGCCAGTTGCAGGACATCCGCTACACCTCCGAGCAAGTTGCCCAGGCCTTTGAGGCGTTCACATCTATCTGCAAGGTGTGGCGTTGGTTGAAGAAGTACGACCCGCGGGAGGTGAAGTTGTGATTGAGATCCTACCCGAACAATCTACCCACGAGCAGTTACTGAACCGCGTGCGTTCGTTGGCCCGTGAGCTGGCGGAAGCAAAAGCTGCGCTGGCGGCTGCTGAAGGACGCGAGAACGATCTGATCGATCGGATAAGGGCGGGGCTATGAGGACACTGCTATCAATCCTGGCCCTGCTTGGCTTTACCACGACGAAACTAAGTAACGCACTAATCGATCTGCGTCCGATCGCCAAGAAGATCGACGTTAAGAAAATCAAGGTTCGCATCACTGGCTACTGGCCGGGAGAAGATGAGTGGAGCAGTCGCTATCAGTCCAGCACTGGCACACGCTTGCGTGCTGGCCGTCACTGTGCCGTCGATCCAGACATTATTCCGCTATGGTCTAAGATTCGCGTGATGGGCGGCAAGCGTGAGTGGGTGGCCGTGGATACGGGCACTGCCGTTAAAAGCAAAAAGGCAAGCGGTGGGAAGTTGCCCGTTGTGGACGTGTTTGCTGCAAGCGAAAAGCAGTTTAACGCGATGCGCCTGCCGAAGTTCGCGATGGTGGAGGTGATGAAGTGAGTACGACACCCGCTAGGCTCGCATCTAAACGCAATCGGGCGATGAGCCTGGGCGATACACGGCCGACGTTTCGCCGCTTGGGCGTGATCGCTGGCATGCTGCGGCGGGATCTGACGCTGCCTAGCTGTGCCAGGTTAGGTGTAAAACTTGAGTGCAGTTACAAGACCATCCAACGGGACATCGATCTGTTGCGAGACTTTTTTGGCTATCCGCTGGAATACGACGCCAGCAAGTACCACTACAAACTGGCGGGGCCGCTGCCGAAGGCGGTGCTGTGAGCCTAGCCGATCTCCTGACCATGTTCTCCGCCCGCGTGATTTGCACTTACACCCCGAAGCAGTACGCCGACTGTGTGCGAGAGGCCCGTGCCAATCGCCACCGTTGGGGAATGGGGCAGTGGTGAGTGTGTCTTTGGCCTATGTGCACGGTACAAATCATTCCTGTCTATTTACACCTGGCGACGGATCTTTGGATGCTTTTGAGCAAGAGCATGGATTTGCCATGACTGTATGTTCGAGTGAAACCGAAAGAATTAAGGCACTGGGTGCAGGTCTTTTCTGGATGGTTGCTTTTCATCACGCAGTTATTAGGGACAAGATCGATGCACAGAGTTTGCATAAAACTATGATGCAAATTCCTGAATTTAGAAATCACTGCGCTTCCGACATTCCTTTTATGGAGAAGTACGAAATCTAATGAGCGTAAAACGTCTCACCTGGCATCTCGCCGTGCTCGAACGTGCGAAGAAGAATTTGCTGAAGAAGCAGTACGATGCAGTGCGCACCCGGCTGGATCTGGCCGTTCTTATGGCCACGGAAATGCTGAAGCAGGCCGAGGGCTATAAGGCCAAGGCGATGGAGGCCAAAAAATGAAACTGCTTTCAATCCTGTTCTATTACTTAGGAGACATAGCCAGCCACACGATCGCCCGGTGGAGCTGGGGCGGGTGGTTGTATCAGCGGCTGATGCTGTTGTCTGTCGATTGCGACAAGAACTTTCAAATTTGGAAGGAAGTGAAGCCACGCAAAAAGAGGAGGAAACGCAAATGAAGGATCTGGGTAAAATTACTTTTGGCAAAGCACGGCCCGCACCGAAGCAAGTTTTAGTCGATGTGACCTACGACGAAAAGACGGCTCAAGCCCTACACGCTTTTGGCATAAGGCAGTTAAAGAAAGATCCAGAAGCAGTTATAGAATACGTAATCGTCAAGGCGCTGGAGGCGTTTGCTAAGAAATGATCGCACCCCTCCCACCCGCAATCGAAGCGATCCATCGGAACGGAGCCGCTGAAGGCGAGCGCAACACGCAACTTTTTAAGCTGGCCTGCCAATGGCGCGACCAAGGGCTGACGGAGTTCGACGCAACGACTAACGCAGAGGAGTGGGCCTACAAGGTAGGGCTATCGCAGAACGAGGCAGTAGGTGCAGTCAGATCCGCATTCAGCAAGCCAGCCAGAGAGCCGTGGAAGCCGAAGGCCAAGTATGCTTATCAGAATGGGGCGATCGTTCGTGAGGATCTGCCAGTGCCGCCTATGCCTATCAGCGTGGAAAGTGGCCCGGTAGATAAATTCCTGACCACGTGTTTCGACGTAGGCGATCAGATTAACATCTGCCGATCGATTAAAGATGGCGACCGCGAACGGCCGGACGGTGCTGGGGACACGCGAAGCCGGGAGGAGTGGCTAGAGCTGTTTAAAGGCGACGGGTTGAAGGAATGGCAAGGCGATGCAGTAGGCGTCTATGTGTCGATCAACGCTAACAACGGGAAAGGGCGGGCTGCAGAGCACATCACGAAATATAGGCACTGCCTAATCGAGTTTGATGAAAGCACGATGGCTGAACAGTGGGCAATTATTAAGCGCAGCGGCCTGCCTACGTCGTCTATCATTAAGAGCGGATCGCGCAGTTTGCACGCCTTTGTTGAAGTTAGGGCAGCAAATGCCAAGGAGTTTGCCGAGCGAGTGGCGTTTATTTACAAACACCTTGAGCACACAAAGCTAGATCCTGCCAATAAGGACGCAGGCCGGTTGTCGCGGTTGCCAGGGGCGATGAGGACGGCCACAGGATTGCAGCAGGAGTTAGTCGAGTGTGGCGCACCTACGCTGACCTACATGGAGTGGATGGAGCGCACGATCTACGGTGATATTCCAGAGCCGTATAGCTGGGAGCAGTTGGTTAATTTCAAGGAGGATGCCGATATAACGCAACTACTAGGCAAGCGGTGGATCTGCCGTGGCGGTTCAGCGTTGTGGGTGGGTAGCAGTGGCCTTGGTAAGAGCGTGCTGTGCTTACAGGCCGCTATTACATGGGCGGCTGGGCGTGATCTGTTCGGAATTAGCCCACACGGCAAGCCGTTAAAGTCGCTAATCGTGCAGGCAGAGAACGATGAGGGGGATGTGGCAGAGGCGTTGCAGGGCATCTTAAAGGCGCTGGATTTGACCGCAGAGGAGCTGGATCGGGTGAAGCAAAACATTGTGATCGTGCGTGACTGCACGTCCACAGGTGAACGGTTCGTGGACAGGATGCGTCGCCTAGCTGAAAAACATAAGCCCGACTTAGCCTGGGTAGATCCGTTGCTGGCGTTTATCGGTGGCGACTTATCCAGCCAAGAGACTGCCGGTGGCTTTTTGCGTAATTTGCTTAACCCACTCGCCCTATCTGGAGGATTTGCTTGGATGCTTATGCACCATACGCCAAAGCCAACACGGGACGGCAGCGGTTACCAAGGGCACGACAAGGCGTATAGCGGATTTGGATCGAGCGAGCTGACGAATTGGGCGAGATCCGTTTTAATGCTGTCGCCTTGTGGCCAGGATGAGCAAGGAACGTACACATATAAGCTAGAGGTGACCAAGCGCGGAAAGCGGTCTGGATTGCGTTCTGGCGTAACTGCGAGCGATTTAATTGCGAGCAAGACGCAGCCGCTAGTTCACTTAAAGCATGCCGACAAAGGCATGGCGTGGATTGAGGTGGGAGCGCCTGAGAAGTCAGTAGGCCGCAGGGCAACGTCGATTGATTGGGCAAAGCTACCTGAAGGGGCAAAGTACACCCAAGTTGTTACATTCGTACAACATGCCACCGGGTTGCAGGAACGCCAAGCGAAGGCCCGCGTGAAGCAGGCTAAAGATGACGGTTTAATCGAAGAAGCCAGCGATGGCTTATTCAGCAAAAAGGTGACAAATGAGCCATTTTAGAGTTAGTGCAATAACTATTACTGCACTAGTGCAGTATTGCGGAGCATGTAGGTGCAGTAATAAAGGCCCTTTAGGGCCTATTATTGCACTAATGCAGAAGGCCGTTTCCATTACTGCACTAACGACTGCACTTAGGGGGTTAATCTAATATGATAGATCAGCAAGCGTTAGAACGAATCCCTTGCGGTTCGGCCCACATATCCACCCGGATCGACGGCATAGCGGATCTAGTCCATGAGGCGTTCTGTGAGCTGGGTCTAACTGTTACAACGTCGTCAGTGGCTTTAACCACACAGGTATTCCATTACCTTATAACTAAGGCGCCAGACCATCCAGCCGTTCAGAACATGGCCGACACGTTGGAGCAGTCTGTGCTGGCGGTCGTGCTTAACAGGTCGACCAAGTCCATGACCCAGCTTGCAAGCGAACACAAGATTACCAAGCAGGCTTTTAGCAAGCGGGTGCTCAGTCTAACTGATCGCCTTGGTTTGCCTGTCAGAGCACAGAAAAGCCAAAAGGCTCGTGAGGCATACGACCTCAGAGCAAGGAAGCACCACGACAAGCGGCGTCGTCAGATTCCTAAGTTTAACAACGCCGCATTATTGAAAGGCAGGGACAGATGCAAGAACTCAAAGAAGTAATTAAAAAGCTAAACAAGAGGCGTACCGAAACGCTTGAGCAGATGGGTGAGGTGATTGGCTTGGCAGCACAGGCCGGTGCCATCATATCTAACGCACGAGATAAAGGTGAGAACGTGTCTGCGTTGCTAGAGTCGGTTGATCTAACTGATGAGCAAGGCAAGCGGTTAGAACGTGTAGCGGCACATCAGAAGAAACTGCAAGACGGTGACCCAACCGCCTTGCGCCAGATCATGCTGTGGACAGAGATGCTTCCCGATCCGATCACGACATCCGTACCAAGCGAACGCAAACCGTTCTTCTTTCCGCTGATTAAGGTTAGTCAGTGGTTCCTGAACCGATCCAAGCCTGAAGCCTGGACAGCCGACATGCGTACAGAGTTCATCCGCTACGCAGAGCCGATCGCTAAGAAGTACACTGAGCTGACTGGCAAAGGCTCTTGAGTATGCGTGATAAAATTCTATTGAGTAGGAGTCGTCAAAATTTCTTGAGTAGGAATTTTAATCCGACACAAGGAGTCTCCTTGAGTAGAAACATCGCGGTGGAAACGACTCCCGTAAATTCCTTGAGTGTGGCCCCGCAATAATTGTGTCTTATGGGTAGGCCAGTTAATCACGACGTTAAGAGGGCGATGGCGGCCACGGGTAAATCCCGAGCCACCGTCTACCTACAGCGTAAGAAAGTGGAGGCCCAGCCGCTCGTGAAGGCGAAGGGCGGCGGGTTGGACGTGGAGATCCAGCGGCTTGAGGATCTGGCAGCGAGCCTAGGCGAATCGGCAAAGGACGACACAAGGGCCGACCGCTCCGAGCTGATCAGCAACTACACAAAGCTAGTGGAAGCCTTGCGTCGAATGAAGGGCGACCGGCCAGACATTGATCAGGCAGAGGGCACGATGGTGCCAGTAGACGAAGCCGACAAGGTACTGGCCGCAAGGGATAACGCACTTGTGCCACTACTCAAAGGGATGGCAAAGCGGTTGGCCCCGATCTGTGCCAATCGCCCAGCGGTTGAGGTGGAGGCCGAGGTCGAGAACGAAGTCGGGCAGATCATGCGCCAGGTTGAGGCAGCTCTGTGACCAAGGCTCAAGAGGAGTTACGCCGACGAGCACGCATACGCTGGCACTACGAAAAGCCGCCAGGGGTGATTGAGTGGGCGGAGAAAAACATCCAGCTAGACAGCAGGCTGACGGCTCGGCCGGGTTTATACAACACGACGTGGACGCCTTACGTGCGGGGCGTGCTGGAAGCACTGGCCGATCCGGGCGTCCATACGGTGACGCTTTGCTGGGGATCACAAACAGGCAAGACGCTGACGCTCGCCATCTGGTTGGCTTATAGAATTGCGAACGATCCCGCGCCTGCACTGCTCGTCATGCCAAACGCGGATCTGGCTAGGTCGTACAGCGAGACGCGACTGACTCCAATCTTCGAGAAGTGCAAGCCGGTGAAGCGACTATTCCCGCAGGATCTGGACGACCTGAAGATCCTAGAGATGCAGTTTGCAACGATGACGCTTTCTCTGGTTGGCAGCAACAGTCCGGCCAATCTTAGTTCACGCCCGATCTGCATCGCAGTTCTGGACGAGCTGGATTCTTTTGCAGCTCCATCTGAAAAGGACGCGGCCGCTTACTCCCTGGCGTTGGAACGGACAAAGGCGTTCCCACAACGTAAGCACGTACTGACTTCGACTCCGACGCTGAACACCGGCGACATCTGGATCAATTACCAAGCTGGGACGCAGGAGACTTTCCATGTGCCTTGCCATTCGTGCGGGGAATATCAAGCGATGGAGTTCGGGCAGATCCGATGGGATGAAACGGCACGATCGGAAGATGGCAAATGGGATATGCGAAAGGTGACCGAAACTGCATCTTACTACTGCACAAAATGCGACGCTCCGTGGAGTGAGCGCAATCGCCGCCAGTCGATCGAGCAGGGCAAGTGGGTGGCGGCAAACGCAAGCTCGGAGGTTGGCCGTCGATCGTTCCGCCTGCCGAGCTGGTACTCGCCCACGATCACGTTCGCTGATTGCGCTAAAAAGTTCCTGACGGAAAAGCATTATCTGCACGGGTTGCAAGGATGGGTGAACGGGTGGAGTGCGATGCCGTGGGAAGATCAGTTCGACGACAACGAGCTAAACAATATCCCGCCTGGAGCCTTTGCCAAAAAGCAGGAATGGGAAACGGATCACATTAAGCTGGCCGCAATCGACAGGCAGATCGACGAGTTTTGGTTTGTGGTGCGGGCGTTTGCCAGAGACGGATCGAGCAGACTGATTGAGGAAGGCCGCCGCCGAACGATCGAGGACGTGGCTCACACGCTGGCCGAGCTAGGCGTGAAGAACATTCATACGTGCATCGACTCAGGTTATGAAACCCAAGACACCTACCGCATCGCCGCTCGTTACGGATGGACGGCGATCAAGGGTGAGGAACGCCAATACTACTACATTGAAAGCCAAGCCGGCCGGATGAAGTCGGTACACAGTTCCGATCAGCCAACGGATGCAGGCTGTCGCCTGCTCCTTCTTAGCTCTCCGGCCTGCCAAGATTTGCTGGCTTGGTTGCGTAGAGGGCAGGGGCCGCTGTGGGAAGTGGCCCATGATGTAAGCCCGGAATACCGCGAGCACATGGCCAGCCACAGAAAGGCACATCGCATTAACCGCAAGACCGGCAAGGATGTTTATGAGTGGATTCGAGTAAAGGGCAGGCAAGACCATTTATACGATTGCGAAACTTACCTGGCTGGATTTGCGGTGTGGGGGAAGGTGATTCAAGCGGAAGCAGCGATGGCACAGGAGGCGAAGGTATGATTGACACGATGGGAACGGAGTCGTGGATCGTGCTCTCCTTTTTTCCCTTTGGATTCAGAGCAGCAAAAACGCAACCGCGTTGCTGCTGGCCTTGGAGTCTATTGCCGCTGGGCAGGCAACCGTTTTTCAAAACGGAGGCCGGACAATGATTAACGCAAGCGTGGCTGGCAAATCGTTCAGCTACCAAGTCACCGCTGGCATCACGCCCGTTGAGGTGGCGAAAGCAGCTCTGGACGGCTGGCGTTTGATCCAAGGAAAGAACGATGCCGAAGTGGCCGCAATCTTTACAGGCGATCAGAGCCTCGTCACTTACCCACGGTTTAGGGAAACCACCTACTAAAATGGACATCGTCGGCAAAGTGATTTCGAGCTGGTCGCGCATGGTTAATGCCGCCCGGCACGATCCACGCAAACGCCGTTGGGTAGATGCCCAACTGGCCGACACAAAGCTGGACGTCAGCTCTGCATCTCGGCAATCGATCGCCGCTCTTTCCCGCTGGCTTTGTTACAATAGTGCTATCGTTCGCGGGGCGATTGATACGATGACGCGGAACGCGATCGGCGCCGGCATCAAATGCCAGGCACGCACAAAGGACGAGGGCTGGAACAAGGCGACAGAGGAGTGGTTGGCGATGTGGGAAGGATCTTGCGACGTGCGCGGTATTCTTACTTACCAAGCGATGCAGCAAGTTGCCACCCGCACCATGCTACGCGATAATGAAATTTTTATACTTTTGACTGATAACGGCGACGGCTGGCCGATGTTGCAAATGGTGGAAGGGCACCGCTGTGAAACCCCATCCTACGTGAAGGACGACGCCAAGATTTTCGACGGCGTTCGGATGAACAAGTTTGGGCGGCCTTTGAGCTACTACATCCGCACCGGCATAAACGGCGACACATTCACAGAAGTGCAGGCTGCCGATCTAATTCTGCTGGCAGAACGCGACAGGGCAGACGAAGTGCGTTCGCTTTCCAAGCTGGCATCGTGCATCAATCTGTTACTGGATCGGGACGAGATTCTGGACTACGAGATGCTGGCCTGTAAGCGGGCAGGGCAGATCGGGATGGCTATCGAATCGACGACCAACTCCGGTCCTGGATTCTTTAACCCGACAGAGACTGATTCAACAAACCTAACGACCGACAACCTTTTCGGTGGTGGTGCCTTGGTCAACGTCCCGATGGGCAAGACACTGCGTGAGATCAAAAACGATCGGCCTAGCCAGAATCTTCAGCAACACATGGATCAGTACATCCGGGCAGTGGCGTCCGGGCTTGGCGTACCTTACGCCTACATTTGGTCGCCCAATGAACTTACCGGCCCCAGCCAGCGGTTCGTTCTCGCCCAGGCTCAACGCCGATTCGACGAGATTTCCGACGCGGTGATTGAGCAGATGCTGAAACGGGTTCGCAAGTGGGCACTGGCCAAGGCGATTAAACGTGGCGATCTGACTCCGCCCAGGGGGATGGCGATGTGGTGGGAAGCGGTCTATCACACCCCAGCCCGCACTACGATCGACGCCGGCCGGGACAGCGCCGCCGACCGTGAGGATCTAAAGATGGGCATTAAGACTCTGGCCGACATCAGCGCAGAGCGCGGATCCGATTGGCAGGAGATCGTAAATCAGAAGATTGCCGAGCAGATCTACATTAAGCAAAAGGCACAGGAAGCTGGGCTGACTATGGCAGACGTGCAGATCACAGGCGCACCCGCTGCTCCTACTGAACCCGTGGCAGTCACGCCACCGGCCGCACCGTTGCCAGAGGATACGACCGTACAGCCCCAGCTTGAGGAAGCGATTGAGCCAGTGCAGGCATCGATTCCATCCACAGAAACTTTCACAATGCGTGACGAGCCAGATTTTAACCTTACAGCAAAAGAGATGAATATGGTGGTTAAGGCGATCGGGATCGGAGCAAAGCCTAAAACAAAAAAGAGAAAGTAGTTGATTAAGCCTGCCGAGTAGGAGCAGGCTTAGAACATGACAGGCGTTGGAGGCTTTATCTATGTTTTGCTTGCTGTAGGTGCTTTCTTTTTGCTGGTACTGCTTCTGCTTTTGCCTGTGTTTGTTTTTCAAATATCAAATTCATCCTTACGCAGTGAGGCACTACTGAAAAAGGCCGTAGCAGAACTAGAAAAGATTAACGCCCACCTAACTCCTCCGCTTCCTCCGCAGGAGTAATTTGACACGCCATGCGCGGGCATGGCTCAAAAACTATTTAAGGGAATTTCTGTCATCACCGCTGGCCCTGCTTTGGGTCACGGGATGGTCATCGACGCAGACACTCTGGAACAAGTTGTCCGGGCTGGTAACGATCTAGGTCAGGTCAAGGTACTCTCTGACCACAGCTCTAGCGTTTCTAACATCATCGGATACCTAGAAAACTTTACCCTAGACGGCGGTCGCGTCCGTGCGGATCTTACCTTGTTTGAGAGCCACGAAGGCTTTGCCTATTTCAGCGAACTAATCGGCACGCTTCCTGGGCAGATCGGATTCTCCATCAGCTTTAGTGGCGTGCCCAGAATGGCAGAGGACGGCACTCAACTGGCTGACGTCAGCACGCTCTACTCCGTCGATCTCGTGACTACCCCAGCGGCTAATCCGACAGGCGTTTATTCCGCACGGGTTGACACTCGTAAATCGCTTAATATGGAAACATCAGTCAAAGAATCAGCGCCGGTTATCGAAGCCGCGCCCGAAGCACCGGCGGCCCCGGCGTTTAATGCCGAGCAGGCCATCGCCGCTCTCTCCGCCCGGATCGACGAACTCGTCGGCAAATTTGCCGCCAAGTTTGAAGCCGTGGTTGAAGAAACTCCCGCAGTAGCCGAAGCACCCGTGGCAGAAGAAGCGCCCGCAGTTGTGGAAGCTCCTGCACCTGAAGCCAGCGCCAATCTAGAATCTAACGACAAGATCGTCGCTCTCGAAACCAAGCTCGCTCGCCTCACTGTCGAGCTGGAAGCCAGCAAAGGCACCCAGCCCGTTGAGATCAGCGAAGCCAAACCCCTTTCTCGTAATGAACTTCTCGCGAAGTTTAACGCAGAAAAAGATCCCCGTCGTGCGGCGGAGATTTTCAACCAAATCAAGCTCGCACGATAACTAAGAAAGAAGGATAGAACTATGGCAAATAGCCTCGCAACAACGAGCAACGGCAAAGTCGTAGCACAACGTGCTCTCGAATTGCTGGTTGAAAACTACTCATGGATCGCTTCCGGCGTTTCCGATTTCTCGGACGCTACCGCCCGCAAGGGTGACGCGATCATAACCCACACCGTCTCGATCCAGTCTGCCTCGGATTATTCCAGCACGGCCGGATACGTGGCTGGCGATGCAACTCAGACGGATGTCGCCGTGACCCTCTCAAATTTCAAACACGTCTCGTACGCTTTGAATGATGACGAGCGCACCAGCTCCTCGATCAACTTGGTCGAGCGCTTTGCAGCGCAAGCGGCCCACGCTCTTGGAAAGAGCATGGTTGATACCGTTCTCGCGTTGGTAACCAACAGCAACTACACCACGACCGCAACCATCGCGGCCGGTGCAGTGACCTTTGGTTCCATCGTCGACATCGCGGCTCAACTCAACAGCGCAAAGGCACCTATGGGTGGACGGTTTGCCGTTCTCAGCCCTACCAACTACGCCAATCTTTCCAAAGATTCCGTAGTGGTGGCGAATGCCCAGCGCTCCACCGACCTCGTCGGCGGCGCCAGCCTTGGCGAAATTCACGGCGTGAACGTATTTAACTACGCTTCGCTGCCTTCTGCGGTATCCAAAGGATTCATCGCCCAACAGGAAGCGATCATCGTGGCGGCTCGTCTGCCC